AGAAGTAGACAATTCTGTAACCTCTCCGAAGTTGTCATCAGAGAAACCGATGGAGTCGGAGAGCTTGAGAAGAAAACCGAAATCGCAACGATCATTGGGACGATTCAATCAGCCCTTGTGGACTTCAAATACCTGTCACCGAAATGGAAAAAGAACTCCGAAGAAGAAAGGCTACTAGGCGTATCTCTTACTGGTATCTTTGACCACAAGATTATGTCTGGTCAGGGTGAGTATGAGAAGTCTGTGCTTGGTGGTACGTTAGAGAAGCTTCGTGATATAACTCGTGATGTTAACAAGGAATGGGCTGAGAAGCTAGGCATCAATCCATCAAAGGCTATCACCACAGTTAAACCTTCTGGTACTGTATCACAGTTAGTTAATAGTGGTAGTGGTATCCACCCTCGCTATGCTAAACACTACATCCGTAGAGTAAGAGCAGATGTTAAAGACCCTCTTGCTACTTGGATGCAGGAGAAGGGTGTCCCCTGTGAGGTTGATGTATATAATCCACAGAACCTAGTGTTTGAATTTCCTATGGCTTCTGCTTCTAATAGTCTTACACGACATGACATTGGTGCTATTGAACACCTAGAGCTATGGCTTACATACCGTAATCACTGGACTGACCACAACCCATCAGTAACTATCTATGTAGGTGAGGATGAATGGGCTGATGTAGGCGCATGGGTATGGAAACATTGGGATGAAGTGTGTGGTGTATCCTTCCTACCTCGTGAGGATGACAACCATTCCTACGCACAAGCACCCTATGAAGAGATTACAGAGCAGCAGTATAAAGAACTAAATGCAGCTATGCCAGTAATTGACTTTGCTGAGTATACAGAAGTCCTTGATAATACTACATCTTCTCAGGAATTAGCCTGTACTGCTGGTGTATGTGAAATCTAAAGTGTAACTATTAGCGAAAGTTTGAATAAAATGAGAGTTTTAGGAAACGATTATAACATTACAGATGGCTTATTGAGAAAGCTTTCTGAACTGTATCCAGATAAACTTCCGCTTAATCAAGTGTCCTCTGAGGAGTTATCTTTCCTCAGGGGTCAACAGTCTGTGATACAGAAGTTACATGAATTACAAGACAACGATTTTGAGGAAGATTAAATGGGAAGTTTAATGGGAAGAACACCTCGTCCAGCCCCACCCCCAGCGAGACCAGTGACTGCTGTTACTAAGACTCCTGACATTGAGATGGACGATACAGAATTAACATCAGAGCAACTGAAGAAAAAGAAGACAGGCAAAAAAGGCCTGAAGATTCAACTACAAGACACCGCTACACAGACAGGTAGTGAAGGTTCTGGTGTTCAAGTACCTACAGGAGAGTAGTATGGGTAGTATAAGTAAATCACTTGGGTTTAGTAAGAAGTCAAGAGCTTCTTCTAGGTCTTCTAGTATGTCTACTCCTTCTACTGCTGCTGCTAAAAGCACTGAAGAAGGAGATGAAACAGATATAGCTACTACATCTACCATGCTAGGTATTAGTAAAAAAGGTAAGAAAGCCCTTGTCACACAACCAGCCTCAGCTAATGTAGGTGGTGATGGTGGTGTCGGGCTTAACATTCCAAAAGGATAATTAAATGGAACAAGGTGTAGGTGAAGTAGCTAAACGCTACAGTCAACTTGAAGGGGAGCGAGACACCTTTTTAGAACGAGGACGCGAAGCAGCAAGGCTTACCATTCCTACTCTTTTACCAGATGAAGGTCATAGTAGTTCAAGTATCTACAGTACACCATATCAAGGTATAGGGGCAAGGGGTGTAAACAATCTCGCATCTAAATTGCTTCTGGCTCTACTACCTCCTAACAGTCCCTTCTTCAGACTTACTATTGATGACTTTGATTTACAGCAGATTGCTGGTGATAATCGTGGTCAAGTAGAAGAAGGACTAGCACGAATTGAACGTGCTGCAATGCAAGAGATTGAGGGTAAAGCTATCCGTGTGCCTGTCTTTGAAGCTCTTAAGCTTCTGATTGTGACAGGTAATGCTCTTGTATATATGCCTAAAAAAGGCGGTATGAAAGTATACAGACCTGACCGTTACGTTACTAAACGTGACGCTATGGGTAATGTTCTAGAAATCATTACAAAAGAAACAGTATCACCCATGATGCTTCCTGAGGAAGTACAGGCGATGCTGCCTCAATCAGAAACCCCAGTTAAATCTCTAAACCTTTATACAAAGCTTATGAAGACTAATAGAGGCTTTGATGTATTTCAAGAGGTTGCTGGCATAGAAGTCCCTAACTCTAGGGGAACATATAAAGATGACACAAACCCATTTATCCCTCTTCGGTTCATCCGTATAGACGGAGAAGATTACGGACGTGGGTATGTAGAAGAATACATTGGAGACCTAAGAAGCCTTGAGTCACTTACTCGTGCTATTGTGCAGGGTAGTGCTGCTTCCTCTAAGGTACTCTTTCTTGTACGTCCTAATGGTACAACAAAATCTTCTGACCTTTCTAAAGCACCTAATGGTGCGTTCCTTAATGGTGATGCTAATGATGTATCTACCCTACAGGTACAGAAAGCAGCAGACTTCCGTGTAGCATTAGAAACTATGCGTATGATTAATGACCGCATGGCTGCTGCCTTCTTGTTGAACAGTTCAGTACAACGAGCAGCAGAGCGAGTGACAGCAGAAGAAGTTCGCTTCATGGCACAGGAACTTGAGACTGCCCTTGGTGGTGTGTACTCAATTCTGTCTCAGGAGTTTCAGCTTCCTCTGATTAACCTCCTACTAAACTCTCTGCAACAGCAGGGTAAAATGCCTAAGATGCCTAAGGACAGCGTTAAGCCTACCGTTGTTACTGGTATTGAGGCACTTGGTAGAGGTCAAGACCTTAATAAACTTGCAACTTTCTTGCAGTATCTACAGCCACTAGGGGCTGAAGTTATTGCTAGTGAGATGAACATCAATGACTACATTGACCGTCTTGGTGCTTCTCTAGGGATTGATACTTCTGGTCTGATTAAATCACAGGAACAGAAGATGCAAGAACAAATGGCACAACAACAAATGATGCAACAACAAATGTTGGAACAGACAGCTATGGGAGCAGCACAAAGAGCAGCCCCAGCAGTAGCTGGTAACATAGACCCTGATCAAATACGTCAGGCATTGGAGCAAGTTAGCGAATGACAGAATCAGTGAACACACATCAAGAACAACCACCAGAATCACAAGAGCATATTGATGCTATGTTGAAGAAGGTAGAAGGTCAAGCACCTTCTGATCGTCCTGATTGGTTGCCTGAAAAATTTAAAAGTCCAGAAGACATGGCAAAGGCTTACTCAGAATTAGAGAGCAAGCTTGGTAAGGGTAGTAAAGAAGAGACCCAAGAAACAGATGAACTAGCTGAACAGGTAGAACAGACTAGCTCTGAAGTTTCCGAAGCCCTAGATGCCAAGGGGCTGGACTTTGATGTATTTCAACAGGAATACTTAGATAATGGTGAGCTTTCGGCTGATGCTTATACAGCATTGGAAGAAGCTGGCTTCTCTCGTACTCTTGTTGATAGTTGGATACAAGGTCAGAACGCTCTGTCCTCACAAGTAGAAGCAGAGATGCACTCTATTGTGGGTGGACAGGAACAGTATTCTGAGCTTATGCAATGGGCATCTAACAATCTACCTGAATCAGAAATAGATGCCTTTAATGCAGCAGTAGACTCACAGAACCCTTCTAATATCAGGTTTGCTGTACAAGGTCTTTATGCACGTTATCGTTCAGAGGCTGAACCTAATCTCCTTCAAGGAGGTACTGGTGCTGTGTCCTCTGGTGGGAAGTTTGAAAGCAATGCAGAATTAACTGCTGCTATGCGTGACCCTAGATACGCAAAGGACTCCGCCTACAGGCAACAAGTCGCTGATAAGTTGGCTCGTTCTAGTCTGTTCTAAATGTTGCATTGGATTGGGGGACTTGTTCCCCCTCTCCTTCTAAACACATCTACTATGGGTGTGCTTAGAAGGGGAAACCCTACCTCAAGTTATTACTGACTAAAATAACCCTGACCCCTTGCGAGGGACAATCTAGGCCAAGACGTGTTGGTAGTGCTGAGACAATTAACTCAACATTATCTTTTAGAAAGGGATGATATTATGGCTTCTGCCGCTTCAAACCCTGCATATAGCGTTAGCTTTCAGGGACAAAATAATAACACAGGTGACGTTCGTGATTTATTTCTCAAACTCTATGCTGGTGAAGTTCTCACCGCATTTGAGGAAAAGAAAGTCATCATGGACAAAGTGCGTACTCGCACAATCTCAAAAGGAAAGTCTGCTTCCTTCCCAATGACAGGCCGTGCTTCTGCTGAGTACCTAACCCCAGGAAATGAAATCACTGGTGGTCAGATTCGTGCTGGTGAACGCATCGTTACTATTGATGATCTGCTGATTAGCTCACAGTTCATTGCTAATATTGACGAAGCTATCAACCACTACGATGTTCGCTCAATCTACTCAAAAGAAGCTGGTATTGCATTGGCTAACGAAGCTGACCGTAACGTAGCTCGTATGCTGGTTAAGGCTTCTTTGTCAACCAACGCTGCTCGTGCTGCTGGTCTCATTCAGGACTACAAATCATTTACTGAAGAAGACTTCACAGACAACGTAGTAATCGGTGACAACGCTGCTGACGATTTAGTAGCTTCAGACATCGCACAAGCTATCTTCAACGCTCGTAAAGAGATGGAGAAGAAGAACGTACCGACTGATGGTGCAGTAGTAATGCTTCCACCAGACCAGTACTATGCACTGCTTGATGTGACTGATGGTAACAAGCTGGTTTACATGAACCGTGACTTCGGTGGTGAAGGCTCTATTGCTTCTGCAACTGTACCTTCAATCGCTGGTATGCCTGTTTATATGTCAAACCATGCCAATGTAACTAACCTCTACACCGCACTTGCTGCTGGTGCTGGAGAAGGTGTAACATCAGACAACGCACCTCTGGCTAACACTGCTGGTTCAGGCCGCACTACTCACTATGACTTACCTACTACTGATGTAGACGGTGCAGACATGGTGGCTCTTGCTGCTCGTATCCGTGGCTTCGTGTTCACACCAGACGCTGTTGCTACTGTTAAGCTGATGGACTTAGGCCTTGAGTCTGAGTACCAGATTAATCGTCAGGGTACACTGATGGTTGCTAAGTACGCTATGGGACATAACGTCCTGCGTCCTGCTTCGGCTATTGCTCTTCTTGAGTATGCCTAAATAACATAGAGGGGAGAGGCTTCGGCTTCTCTCCTTTTTTATTATGCACGTTTTTCTATTGTTAGTTTACTTAGGAGTGGGAGATGACAGAGTACTCGTCAGTAATGATATGTACTTCAGGTCAATCCTAGACTGTAACTTTTTTGCTTCTGAGGTATCCAAGAGATATGGTAACTATCAGTACTCTGACTGGATAGATAATAGGGATAAGGTAACAGCCTATTGTATTCCTAAATACATAAACCCTAACACAGTGGAGGTGTACTGATGCTTGCAGAATTAGCTGCGGCTAACGCAGCATTTGCTATTATCAAGGAAGCAGTATCAAATGGTAAAGACCTCCTTAGTGCTGGTAGTGCCATTTCTGATTTTGTTAATGCTAAAGAAGACCTAAGAAAAAATGGTGAAAAGAAAAAGAAGTCACCATTTGCCTCTAACGAACTAGAAGAGTTTCTTGCCTTAGAAAAGATTAAGGAACAAGAGGAACACCTAAAACAAATAATGATATGGTCTGGCAGGGCTGGTCTCTGGGATGACTGGCAAAAGTTTCAAGCAGAGGCTAGAAAAGAAAGACAAAGACAGCAAGAAGAAGCCTTAAGAAAACGACAGGAATTTATAGAACTTATGCAATTAATTATTGTGGGAATTGTTTGTCTTGTGGGAATTGTTTGTCTTGTTTGGTGGGGTTTATGGTTAAGAGGACAATAGAGTACTATGAAAAACATGAAGATTAAAAAGTCTAGCGTCAATGAAACAGCAAAGTATAGGAAGTAATTATGCCAGAAGTAGGTGGAAAGAAATATAAGTATACCAAAGAAGGTATGGCTAAAGCTAAAGCAGAATCCAAGAAGACAGGTAAGAAGATGTCTTTTGGTGGTATGCCTCAGAAACAGGTAGCTGCTATTATGGCTAAGTATGGAAAGAAAAAGTAATGGCTATTAAACACGCAGGAGAAACCTTTTCAGGTGTAAACAAACCAAAGCGAACACCAAGTCATTCTAAGAAATCTCATGCGGTGTTAGTCAAGAAAAATGATAAATTAAAGATTATACGCTTTGGTCAAAAAGGTGTGAGTGGTGCTGGTAAAAATCCAACTACTGCTTCAGAGAAGGCAAGACGTAAGTCCTTCAAAGCACGTCATGCAAAGAATATAGCCAAGGGTAAGACGAGTGCGGCTTACTGGGCTGATAAGGTAAAATGGTGATAACATGGCAGCTACAACAAAACTAGATGCAGTTAATACAATGCTTTCTGCTATTGGTGAAGCACCAGTCAACAGCCTTTCTTCTGGTTTGGTTGAAGCTGAAATCGCAGAAACAATACTTAATACAACTAATCGTGAGGTGCAGTCTCAAGGCTGGCACTTCAATACAGAATACAACAAGTCATATGCTCAAGACAGTGATGGACACGTTGTTATAGGTTCTGATATTCTTCGTGCTGATGCTACGCTAGAGGCTAATGGTAAAGACCTAGTACAGCGTGGCACTAAGATGTACGACAGGAAGAACCATACGTTTGCCATTGGTGCTAGTACTAATCTTGATGTAGTAGTAGAATTAAACTTTGAAGACTTACCAGAAGTAGCTAAGAGATACATCACTCTAAAGAGTACTCGTGTGTTTCAGGACAGGGTTGTAGGGTCAGGCACTCTACACGACTTCCAAAGGGAAGATGAAGAACGTGCTTACTTTGAATTAAAGCAGTTTGACAAAGCTACTGATGATGCTAATATCTTTGATAACTATGATGTCTTTAGTATTATAGACAGACAAGGACGGAGAACAGTGTAATGGCACTTATCAGTCAGTCAATCCCCAATCTTATTAATGGTGTGTCGCAACAGCCGCCATCATTACGTCTTAACACACAAGCAGAGCTACAAGAAAATGCACTATCTAGCGTTGTTACAGGGTTATCAAAACGCCCAAGTACTGAACACCTTGCCGATTTGGGGGTAATCTCTAATACTGATAAAGCTTTTATACACACAATTCGCAGGGACGAGAACGAGTATTATACTCTTATTATTGATACTGCTGGTACTCTCAGAGTCTACGACAAGGAAGGTACAGCCAAAACTGTTACCAATAATGCCTCAAGTTATTTCTCTGGTCTCACAGACCCCAGTAAAGAAATAGCAGCAGTCTCTATTGCAGATGCTACATTCCTTATTAATAAGAACACGGAAGTAGCCAAGGGTACAACAACTTCTTCTACTCGTAATCCAGAAGCACTAGTCTATGTCAAACAGGCTGACTACTCTTCTACCTATCGCTTAGTTATTACCAAGGGTGGTAGCTCTAGTACAGTTGAGTTTGCTACAAAGTCTAGCACACAGAGTAGTACAACGCTTACGCAGGATGCTGAACGTGGTGCTTCTACTGACTTGATTGCTACTAATCTAGATACCTTCTCAGGTACTTCTGTTAGTACAACATACTATGATGATATTACTGATGGCTCTGCTGTTACTGGTATTACAATTACTCGCTATGGCTCAGTGTTACATATTCAGTCTACAGATACTACAGACTTTCAAGTAGAAGTAGGTGACTCCCACGGTGGAGAACATTTACTTGTATTTAAGGATGAGACACTAGACTTTAAGAAGCTTCCTGTTGAAGCTGCTGAGGACTTTATCATTAAGATTATTGGTGATAACGAGAAGGCACAAGATGACTACTATGTAAAGTATACTGGTGGTGTCTGGAAAGAAACAGTACAGCCTAACATCTTGTTAGACCTTGATGCTTCTACTATGCCTCACAAACTGATTAAGAACCCTGATGGTTCTTTTACCTTTGATGAGGCAGCTTATGCTCAAAGAGATGTAGGTGATGACAGCACTAATAGCTATCCTTCTTTTGTAGGATACACGCTGTCTGACATCTTCTTCCATCGTAACAGGCTAGGACTACTAGCAGACGAGAATGTTATCTTTGCTCGTGCTGGTGAGTTTCTTGAGTTTGACTTCTTTCGTAAGACAACACTAACCATTGTAGACAGTGACCCCATTGACGTGGCTGTGTCCTCTAACAAGGTTAGTATCCTAAAACACGCTGTACCATTCAACGAGAGCCTACTGCTCTTCTCAGACCTTACGCAGTTCAAAGTTACAGCAGAACCTCTCCTAACTCCTGAGACTATCAACGTGGCTAACACCACAGAGTTTGAGGCATCCCTAAGAGCAAAGCCAGCACAGGCTGGTAAGTATGTTTACTTTGCCTCTAAGCGTGGTGCATGGGCAGGATGCTGGGAGTACTTTGTTGATACTGACACAGACGTTAATGACGCTAGTGAAATTACAGCGCACGTCCCTGAGTATCTAAACGGTGAAGTCAAGAGTATTCAAGCGTCCTCTAACGAGGATATGCTGCTCTTACAGACGACTAATGACAGTGAAGCTATTTATGTATATAGATACTACTGGTCAGGACGAGAGAAGCTTCAGGCCTCTTGGTCACGCTGGGTATTTGATGGTGATGTAGTAGGGTTTTCTTTTAACCGTGCTGATATTGATATACTAATTAAGAGAGGTACTAACCTCTACTTAGAAAGACTTAATCTATCAGTAGACAATGCTACGTTATACACAGAAGGTAGCTTTCCTATCTTCTTAGATAGACGAGTAAGACTAGAAACTGGTGGAACTACAACAGTACCATATTCAGATACTAACTTAAAGTATGTTGACCAACGTGGTAGAGTTATACAAGTAGGGAGTGTAGCAGCACTACTCGCTGATGGCGAAGTAGTTTATGCTGGTATTCCTTTTACGTTCAAGTACCAGTTTTCTGAACCAGTAATTAAACAAGATAATAAACCCATAACAACAGGTATACTGCATATTAGAAACTACGCAGTAACCTACAATAGTACAGGATTCTTCAAGGTTAAGATACAACCACTAAAACGAGATATATACGAGCGTACCTTTACAGGACGTATTGTTGGTGGTGGTGCTAACCTCTTAAATAAGGCTGCTATTGATTCAGGCACTTATCGCTTTGGTGTTATTGGACACGCTGATGAAACCACAATTACTCTAGAGAGTGACAGTCATCTGCCCTGTGTCTTCCAATCAGCAGAGTGGGAAGGATTCTTTGTACTTCGTTCTAGGAGAATGTAATGCAAGGTCATGTGAGAAAGAGTACTCAAGAAGATGTAGACTATCTATCAATTAATCTAAGGAGAGAGGATGCTATTGAAGTACTCTCCTCACATGGTAATGTAAAAGAAGCACTACAGGTAGGCTTTGACGAGTCAGAAGACTGTAGTACTATTATTGTCTCCGACACAGGAGAGATTGCTGGTATGTATGGAATAGCTAGGTATGATGAAATAATGGGCATACCGTGGCTTCTTACCGCACCTCCTATAGAAAAGATTTGGTTGCCCTTTCTGAGAAGGTCTCGTGTTTGGGTAGAACATATGAATGATAAGTATCCTATACTCGTAAATGCTTGTGATGCAGACTACACTAAAGCTATCAACTGGCTTCGTTTTGTGGGCTTCACGTTTATTAAAAAGCATGATAAATGGGGGGTAGGAGATAGACCCTTTTTAGAATTTGTAAGGATAAAAGATGTGTGAACCAACAACAATGGCAATCTTGTCTGCTGCATCTACAGGCATTGAGTTTTTAGAAGCAAAAAGACAAGCCGATGAACAACAAGCACGTTATGATCAAAACAGAATAGCATCAGCACAAGCAAGAGACTTAAAGATACAGTCACTCAATCAGAGGGCTATTCAGGAATCTGAGGCTGCTGGTGAGGCTAAACAGAAACAAGCTATAGAAGCTTTAGAAAAGCGTGAACGTGCGGTAGTAGCGGCTGGTGAAGCTGGTGTTACTGGTGGTTCTGTTGATATGCTGCTTGCTGATTATACGGCACAAAAACTTCGTGGTGTAACCACAATTAATAGAAACCTTGAGAATATTGAAAGACAAATAGAGTTAGAAAAGATGGGTGCTTCTGCGGAGGCTGAGTCTAGAATTAACTCCATGCCTCAGGGTACACAACCTAGCTTCTTAGCTGCGGCTATTAGTGCTGGGGCAAGCGGCTACGCAGCATACAAAACGTATGAAGTAGAACCAGCAGGAAAGTATGAATCTGTGTTTGGTAAGCCTACTATTGTAAATAGCGAACCACTTTCGTATTAGGGAGATACTAATGGCACAAACTAGAGTACCTGTAGAACGGATGCGTCCTTCTGCACGGTTGCAGCCAACGGCTAGACCTGTGGAGACTTATGTTCGTCCACCAGAGTTGCCAGAACAAGAAAGCGAACTTGGTGCTTTTATTAGGGCTGTTGCCCCTGCTGTTGAGACAGTAGCTAAACTTGAATACGAAAAGAAAGTCAAACAAAAGCGAGAAGTAGAAAAAGGTATTGCTTCTGCTCGTGCATTTGATGCAAGACTAGGAGCATCACAAGCTTTATCAGCAGCCTTTGATGACTTCGCTGATCCTGCTAATACTCAAGAATACTTAGAGATGACTCCTGAAGAAGTCAGGGATAGACGTGCTGCAATTATGCAACCATATATAGATAAGGTTGCTCAGTCAGGTGATGAACAACTTGCACAGGCTTTTCAACAAGACCTTGAGCTAGGTAATCTTACCTTTTTTACGCAATCGTTTAATCCTAAACAACGTGAGTATCAACTAAATAACAAGTTAGACGAAGTATTTACAGAAGCTCTTGCTATTAACAATAGACAGATGATGCTGCCTACCAATCAGTTTGCAGTACAGGCTTCTATTTCTGAGTTACAACAAAAAGCTCGTGATGATGCAACAGACGAACTCTTCTCTAAGTTTCAGGCTGCGTATGGTATTCCTTGGGATACTATTAATGCCTATGCTGTAGAAATAGCTAGGAATACTGTTGGTGATACTGGACGTAATAACATCTACAGGTGGTTAGATAGAAACCAACAACTAGGCGTATCTAAATACTCAAAAGATGTTGCAATCATCAACAACACACTTGATGCTCGTGATAAGCAGATACTAAAAGCACAAGAACCACTTTACTTTCAACAGCAAGTTATGGCTAATGTTGAGAAACATATGGAAACTGGTCTTTGGTCTGATCTAGGAGTTGACCAACCATTAGTAGGTCCAGCAGGGGGTAAGTTTACTATTAAAGACTTAGATGTTGTAGCCGCTTATGAAACAATAGCTCAACGTGATGGTATCTCTAGAGTAGCTCAAATGGATTGGTTTAGGACAACTGGTTTAATTCCTTCAATCAATCGTAATGCTATTATGAGTGGTAAAAACTTTTGGGCATCTGGTGATTTAACAGATGCTACAAAGGCTAAAAATGCAGCAGCCGCCTTCTATGCAGTAGAAGAGCTTATGGCGTATAATATTGAGATACCAGAAAATCTTCTTTCTCCAGATCAGAAAAAGCTTTTTGATGTTATTAGTATTCTTAATCGTGATGCTGGTGTTGGTAAAGATATTGTAGAAGATATTGGATTAGCACAAAGCGTTAACTTTGACTTAGCTCCTTCTACTAAGCTAAAAGAAAAGGCGCAATCACAATTAAACCAATTTAGTCCTTTATCAACAGACCACAGTGAATCAATTAATAATGCAGCCAATGCTCTTGAAATAGCTAATACAGCAAGTATCTTTATGCAGTTAGGTTATAGTGAAGACGATGCTTTAGATAGAGCAGCAACAATATTTGAAGCTGATCATGTTATTCATAGTCTTTCAAATGGAGTAAAGATTTCACTAAAGCAGTTAAACACAGACCCTAATGTAACAGTGCCTTTAGTAGAAACTGTAGATACTATTAGTAATCTTTTAAGTCAAAGTTCTGCTTTACAAAACTACTTAAAGATTAACTACGCAGCAGCAGATGATGGTGATTTAGCTTTTGGTTTTTCTAATGACCCATTAAATCGTAATGCGTTAAGACTTAATGTCTATAATGGTAGTGGACAAGTAGTAGGGTTTATACAAACTGTTAGTAAAACACAACTACTGACTGATGAAAACTTTGTAACTAATCTTATGTCTCAGATAAAAACAGAAGCACGGAACACTAATCTTGACCTTAATCAACCTCCTGCTGTTGATCAGTCTATTCTAGACTACGAAGCACAGGTAGCACAGATGACTGAGCAAGAGCGTAGAGCAGAAGCAAGGTTACAAGCAGCAAGGCTTGGTGAAGATGTTATTGATGTCATTAGTGAGATAGCTCCTGTTACTTCTATAGTAGAAGAACAAGCACCTGTAGAACCAGAATTAGAAGAACAAGCACCTGTAGAACCAGATATGTTATCTCCTGACGACATAATGCTACAAGAAGCAACAGATGCAGTTGGTACAGGAACTTCTAGATTAGGTCAAATGATTAATGTAATAACTGGCGATCTAGGATTTGAGCTTGATGCACAAGAAGTAACTAACGCTATTCAGCGTTCCTTACCTACTATTAGTGATTCTGAAGAGGGTGTTGGTACATTCTTTGATGAGTCTTATCAAGCAGCCAGAGATAATTATACTAAACTAGAAGCTATCAGAGAAGCTAAAAGAATACTAGCTGATTCTCCTGATATTATAGAAGCTCTTGGTTTAGACAAGAGAGGAATGTTTGGTGTTGATGTTTCTGGAAGACGTATCACAATTAACCAACAAGCAGCAATCGCAAGGAGTATTATTGCAGTGAGAGATGCTTCTGAAAAACAATATGACTTAGAAACTGAAGCAAACTTAACAGAAGCTTTAGACTTAGCAGCAACCCAAAAAGGTATTAGTGCTGATGACATTCTCAATAAAGTGATAAAGCCTATGGCGTATCATGAATCTGCTGGTACAATGGATGCTAATATACAACAGTATGGTGGAGGTCCTGCTCGTGGTTTAATGCAGTTTGAACCAGAACGGTTTAACACAGCTAAGAACAGAGCTAAGAACTATTTTGCAAGAATAGGACAGCCAGTCCCAGAATGGATTATGAATATTCCAGAAGGTTCTGATGCGTCTGACTTGTCTGGTAATCAGCAAATGGCTTTGGCTGTTTATGATCTACTAGAACATCCTACTGCTGATATAGCTAAAGTTGTTAACGGTGAAGAAAAGATATGGGACTTTTGGGCTAAGAACTGGTGGGCTGGAGACCCTAAGGATAGGGTAACTCGTATTAGGTCTTTCCAGAAAAGTCTTAATGAGTATGAAAAAACTCTACCAACAGCCAATGATGATACGGCAATGGTTTCTCCTACTGAAGAAAGTGGTTCATTAGGAACTCAAGTAGCTTCTTTTATGAAAAGCTTAAGTCCTATTAAATCAGCAAATGCTGATGTATTTGATGCAGTAGAAGAAGCTTTTATTGAAGTTCCTGTTAGAACACCAATGCAAGCAGATGAGGTTACTACTAATGTAGTTAAGACAATTACTCCAGTAGCTAATACAAACGCTGTACCTGAAGATCAGCAACTTGTAGTTGGTAAGGAAGCTCCTGCTGAAATGGTAGGTGATATGATTCTTTCTAAGAACCCTGCTGACGTAGCTATGAGATACTTAGGAATGAGTGAAGACAGTGAAATAGGTGCTATGGTTATTAGACGTTACTTTGATAATGTTGTAGGTGACTGGAATCCTAATAATGAATCTGTTAAAGACTTTGCTAAGAATAAAGCATGGTGTGCAGCGTTCTTAACACAAGTTTTAAGAGACTCAGGCGTTGATACTAAAGAACTAACTGGTTCTGATGATCCGTTTAATCAAATCAGGGCTGCTTCTTATGTTAATGCAGGGACAGGTGTTGAACCTACCCAAGCACAAACTGGTGACATCATGGTTAAGATGCACTCACCAGAAGAACGTGAGAAGTTTAAGCTTGGCGTGGCTCATGTTGGCATCGTTGTAAAAGTAGAAGGTAATCAAGTCTGGTTCATTGGTGGCAACACTGGTGATAAAGTAGAAATATCTTCTTACAATTTAGATGAAGCTGATGTTAAAATTAGACGAGTTACTAAAGCAGAAGACATTCCAGAAGCACAAAATGTTCCGTGGTTGTGGCAACTACGCGTAGGAAAAGCTTATAGAAAGTCTTATGATAAGCTAACAAACTTCTTTGAATAAGGAAATAAACTATGGCTGATTCAGCACAAGATATACTAAAAGGTTTAGGATTTGAGACAGGCGAGAGTGCTTATCCTGTAACCGAAACAGTAAATGAAAGTACTCTTGTCAACGCCCAGCGTGAAGCAGCAGCTAAACAACAGGGTGGCTTCCTGTCTAGCCTACCTGTTGCAGCCGCAGAAGACTGGATTATTCCTTCTATTGTTGAAAATATGGATAGGTTTCGTTCCTATGATGGACAGCCAGTAGATAAGTTTACTCCTGAACTACTAGAACAGTTAACAGGTGGTTTAACTAACAACGATGCCATTGGTGAAGTGCTAGATGAAGCACTCACCGTTGGTGTTGAGAGTGCTTTAGCTGTTAAGGAAACACACTTAAGAACAGAAGCTAGAAGGAAAGAACTACAAGAAGCAGGATGGGGCGGTACTTTTGCTACCTTTGTTGCTAATATGTTTGACCCTGTTGAGTGGGCTGCTATTGGAGCTTCAACGGCTGCTGTGTCGGCTTTAAGTGGTCCTGCTGCTCCTCTTACTGGTACTGCTACAGCAGTCGCAGGAACAGCTTACAGGGCTAAGAAAGCCTATAGTAAAGCTCGTGCCTTTGCTGCTGGTGCTAGTGTATCTGCTGCTGAACTTGCAGCCTTTGAAAGTATCAGGGCTGGTTTGAAGTATGATATGGACGCTAATGATGTTCTAATGACTATGGGCTTTGGTGCTGGTTTAGGTGGTACTATAAACACTGCTACTACAGCCTTTGTTAAAAGAGCTAATGTAGCTAAACTAGCTAAGATTGTAGCAGAGGGTGGAGAACTAACTCCTGCTCAGAAGTTGTTTTACGAAGCTAATAACGTAGAAGCAGTAGCTGAAAGGCTTATTGAAAAAGAGTTAGCCACAGAGCAGTTTTTAGAATCCATTGACGCTACAGATACAGCAAGAGCCTTAGGTGAAGCTGATGAAGTTTCCGTAGTTACTCCTGCTGCTAAAGTTAGTCAAGCAGAAGCAGAAGCTATTCCTGAAATTGCAGGATGGACTCTGTTCGGATTGCGTGACCTTATTAGTACTGGTTATCGTTCTGCTAAATCAGAAGTAGCTCGTATTAGACTAGGTTCACGTCTTCTAGGTATGAATAGCGTAGGCTATAAGGGCGGTAAGCTGGAAGCTGAAGACTCAGCATCAGAAATAGCTGAACGTATTCAGGGACAGAATAGAGTTCCCTTTGCTTATATGTTACATCCTAATCAACGTAAGTGGAAGAAAAGAACTGGCGGTAGTATTGAAGACTTTAATCGTTTAGTCTCTAGATATGCTCGTGGTATTATCACTGACGTTGACCCAGAGGTTAAAGCAGTTGGTGACTTGTTAAAGAAACAAGAACGTGTTTTAGCTGAGATGGGTATTAAATATGATGTAGCTGGTTTCACTCCTTCTATGTTAGACCGTCATGCTAACTATCTTGCTCGTATATTTAATGATCAAAGGATCAGAGATATTCGTGCTAGGTTAGGAGATACAGCAGACGAACAGATTGCAGAGTTAGTAGAAGCAGCTATACGCAAAGGTCAACCAAACATTATTGAAGACCTTGCAAACAGTATAGCAAGAAAAGCCTCTAAGACTAAGCAAAAAGGCGCACGTTCTGTTAAGTCACTAGAAGAAGAAGCAGAAGCACTTCTCAAAAGAATGGCTAGAGGATACACCAAAAGTATTACTGACCCTAAGTTAGGTAAGACTGGTGGTCCTGCTACTGTTAATGAGATGACCCTAGAAGACCTTATTGATGTTATGAAGGTTGAGTTTAGGGATGAGCTAGATGATTCTGATATTGAAGATTTAATTGGTCAACTGACTAGAGCAGGAAAGACAAAAGGACACAAGCGTTCTCGTCCTCGTCTTGTTCTTGACGAAAGTACCTCTATTAGAGTAACTAGAGCAGATGGAGAAGTAGAAGACTTACATTTCTATGAACTGTTAGAAGAAGATGCAGAACAACTACACAACTCCTACATCTTTCAGATGTCTGGTGCTATTGGTCTAGCTCGTAAGGGTATTAATACTAATCAAAAAGGTTCAAGCTGGGAAGAGTTTTTAGCTTCCATTGATAAAGAAGTAAAGGCTAAGAACCTTGACCCTGATAAGGCTGCTAGAGAAAAGAGAGCCTTACAGTTTATGTATGACGGTATTACAGGAAGACTAGCCCACCGTGAAGAAGTTTCTAACAGAGCAAGAGAGTGGAACATAGGTATTCGTGCCTTTAGCTTTGCAGTTAACATGGGTATGTCAGGTATGTCAGCCATGATGGAACTTTCTAACGCTCTCTTTGAGTACACAGTAACAACACTTCTGCGTACAATGCCAGCCTACAATCAGTTATACAAGAAGGCTTCCAAAGGACAGCTTGAAGATGGCTTGATGAAAGAGCTTATTGAAGGTCTGGGTGTTGGTGGTGAAGTTCAATTAGGACGTTACAACAGGGCTACTCGTTATGAGGGCAGTAATGTTGAAGGTTATATTGGACCTGAACAACACTGGGCTGGTAAGGCTGCTTTAAAGTCTCAACAGTTTGTTTCATACTGGTCTGGACTAAATGGTGTAACGCAAACCCTTCGTAGAATGTCAATGCTAAATTATTCTACACAGTGGGTACGTTCTGCTAAAAAGGGTGGTATGCCGTTTTCTGATATTAAACTAAAACAGTTAGGCATAACAAATGAGATGGCTGAGAAAATTAAACAAACTATCAACAAGAACGCTACATTTAAGGGTACAACACTAGATAGACTAAATCTAGAGAAGTGGCCTGAGGATGTACGAGAAGCCTTTCAAGCCTCTGGTTTCAAAGAAGCAAGACAGAGTGTTCAGGAAATGAACATTGCATCTACTAACGGATTTCTTAGAAGTGAGTTAGGTAAAACTTTGTTTCAGTTTTTAAGTTTTCCATTAGCCTCCCTAGAACAACAGACAATGCGTCTTGGTGTTAGGGCTGTTGGTGGTGATATAGCCGCTACTAAAGTTATGTTATCAGCAGCTATGATGGGTAGCTTAATGTATATGGCTCGTGTTCAGCTTAATGCAGCAGGACGTGGTGATGCTGATGAGTATATTCAGGAACGTATGACACCTAAAAACTTTGCTACAGGTGCATTAAGTCAGATAGGAGCAGCTTCTATGTTTAGTTATATCTATCAGCTTTCTACTGGTGCTATGGATGGTAATACTTATGCGATGACCCCTCCAGCAGTTTCAATAGCTCAGTCAGGACTACAGGCTTTAACAGCATACAACAACGGTGAAATCTCTGAGGCAGAATACAGAAGGATGTTACGCATAGCTCCTGGGCAATCTCTCTATGGAATGAGACAAAGTATTAACTTGTTAGCAAACGAATTAGGAAATTAAAGGATAAACGATGGCCTTTTCATACAAAGACTATACAGGTGATGGTGTAACAGATACGTTCACCATTACCTTCACATACCAAAGCACTGACGAAATCAGTGTAACTGTGGATGGTGTGGC